AAGTGGGCAGCGATGATCATCAACGCGCACTGGTGGGAAATCAGCGCGACCAAGCTAATCCCGGCCAAATGGGTGTGCGAGCTGGTCGAGCGCGACCTCAAGAAAGGCACGCGCTACTGGGCGGCGGAGGGCAAGCTGTGGTCGGAAGAGAACCCTGACAGTTACGCGGGCGTGCACAACCACGACGACGGCATGATGCTGATCTTCGACGAGGCAAGCGGTATCCCTGACAGCATATGGTCGGTCGGCGCGGGCTTCTTCACGGAAAACATACTCGACCGGTACTGGTGCGCGTTTTCGAACCCGCGTCGTAATTCGGGGTATTTTTTCGAGACGTTTCACGGGAAACGTGACTTTTGGAAAACCAAACAAGTCGACGCGCGGACGGTCGAGGACACCGACAAGAACGTCTACGAGCAGATCATCGCGGAGTACGGCGAGGACTCGAGCCAAGCGCGGATCGAGGTCTATGGGGAGTTTCCGTCGGAAGGCGACGATCAGTTCATTGCACCTAACATCGTCAACGACGCGATCGCACGCGAGAAATACAAAGATGAGACAGCGCCCGTGGTCATGGGCATCGACCCAGCACGCGGGGGCATGGACTCGACGGTCATCGTGGTGCGGCAAGGGCGCGACATCGTGGCGATCAAACGGTTCAAGGGCGAGGACACCATGTCGATCGTCGGACGGGTCATCGACGCAATAGAAGAGTACAAGCCCGTGCTGTCGGTCATCGACGAGGGCGGGCTGGGCTACGGCATCCTTGACCGATTGAACGAACAGAGGTACAAGGTAAGGGGCGTGAATTTTGGTTGGAAAGCCAAAAACTCAGTCATGTGGGGTAACAAGCGCGCCGAGATGTGGGGCGCGATGCGAGAGTGGCTCAGGACAGCGTCTCTGCCAGACGACCGTCAGTTAAAGGCGGATCTGATAGGGCCAATGAAAAAGCCAAACTCGTCGGGTACGATTTTCCTTGAGGGAAAGAAAGAAATGCGCGCAAGAGGGTTAGCCTCACCGGATGCAGCCGATGCTCTGGCCGTGACATTTGCGTTTCCTGTCGCTCATCGTGAGTATGTAGAGAAATCAGTCCGTCGCTTCTCATCCGGCGGCGCGAACTTTGTGTCATGGATGGGATCGTAGGAGAAGACCAATGGCAAATACCAAACCAATCGGGGTCGCGTACTCCGATCAAGACATCAGCGGGGCAGACACGCTTCTGTCTAGCGGACAACTTGGATACACCACCGCCGCTCAGGGCACGGTGACACAGGCAACCAGCAAGTCGACAGCGGTCACGCTGAACAAGTCGGCTGGTCAGATCACGATGAACAATGCGTCGCTCGGCGCAACGACCAACGTGACATTCACGCTCAACAACTCGTACATCAGCGCAAACGACATCGTAATTCTCAACGTGTCAAGCGGTGCAACGTCGGGTGCGTATAACTGCTGGGTCAGCGGTTTGTCAGCCGGCGCGGCAACAATCACTGTGCGTAACATCACAGCGGGCGCGTTGTCGGAAGCTGTCGTGATCAACTTCGCTTTGATCCACTGCATCTGATATGGCAAAGTCTGTCTCCTTATCGGTTGGGCGTGGCGAGAAGTTGCCGGTCAGCAAAGGCGCTGGTCTGACCGCTAAGGGACGGGCTAAATACAATCGCGAGACGGGGTCCAAACTAAAGGCCCCCGCACCGCATCCGAAGACCAAAGCGGACGAAGGACGTAAAGCCAGCTTCTGTGCTCGCATGGGCGGGGTGGTGGCTAAGTCTAAAAACGCTGAGCGGGCCAAGGCCAGCATGAAACGGTGGAATTGCAAATGAAGAACGGTCTATACGCAAACATTCACGCCAAACGCGAGCGCATCAAAGCAGGCTCCGGCGAGAAAATGCGTAAGCCCGGCGCTAAAGGCGCGCCCACCGCAAAAGCATTCAGAGAGTCCGCCAAGACGAGGAAAAAGTGATGCCGCTCAAGAAATCGACCAGTGCAAAAGCATTCAAGCAAAACATCAAGACAGAGATGGCGCATGGCAAACCGCAAAAGCAGGCGGTTGCTATCGCATACGCAATGAAGCGTAAAGCAGGCAAAAAATGAACAACGACTATTCAGGCGTAGGCACAGCGGGTAAAGTGGCGGACGGCGGGTCGAAAGACTCGGACGTCATGGCGACGATGCGTTTCCGTCTGAATATGGCGATCAGCGCGTATTCGGAAAGTCGCGAAGATGAGCTGGACGACCTTCGCTTTTTTGCCGGCTCGCCGGATAACCAATGGCAATGGCCGGCTGACGTGCTCCAGACACGCGGCTCGGTGCAAGGCCAGACAATCAACGCGCGGCCCTGCCTGACAGTCAACAAGCTGCCGCAACATGTGCGTCAGGTGACGAACGACCAACGCCAGAACCGGCCATCAGGCAAGGTCATCCCTGCGGACGATCGTGCAGACCCCAAGGTCGCAGAGATATTCGACGGCATGGTCCGTCACATTGAGTACGCGTCGGATGCTGACGTGGCGTACGACACAGCGTGCGAAAATCAGGTCACATACGGCGAAGGCTACATCCGCATTCTGACTGAATACTGCACGGATGACAGCTTCGAACAGGACATTCGCATTGGCCGTATCCGCAACTCGTTCAGCGTCTATATGGACCCGACCATTCAAGATCCGTGCGGGGCAGACGCTGAGTATTGCTTCATTACGGAAGACCTGACACGCGACGAATATGAGCGTCAGTTTCCGAATGCGATGCCTGCGTCGTCCATTCAGGTGCAAGGCGTCGGTGACGACTCCCTGACCAACTGGATCAATGAGCAAGTCGTCCGCATCGCTGAGTATTTTTACGCAGTTTATGAGCCTCACAAGCTCAATTTGTACCCTGGCAATCAGTCATATTTTGAAGGGTCAAATGAAGACAAGCAAATGAAGGCGATGGGCGTAAAGCCTATCCGCAGCCGCACCGTTCAGGTCCGCAAAATCAAGTGGATGAAGACAAACGGCTACGAAGTGCTTGAAGAAAGCGATTGGGCCGGCAAGTGGATACCGGTCGTGCGCGTTGTGGGCAACGAATATGAGGTCGATGGCCGCATTTTTGTGTCCGGTATCATCAGAAACGCCAAAGATGCCCAGCGTATGTACAATTATTGGGTGTCTCAAGAGACTGAAATGCTGGCTCTTGCACCAAAAGCGCCGTTTATCGGCTATGGCGGCCAGTTTGAAGGCTATGAGATGCAATGGAAGACGGCCAATACGAACAATTGGCCGTATTTGGAGGTCAATCCTGACGTTACAGATGGTCAGGGCGGCGTTTTGCCATTACCGCAGCGCGCTATGCCTCCAATGGCCCAAACTGGCCTAATTCAGGCCAAAATGGGCGCTTCTGACGACATTAAAGCGACCACCGGTCAGTACGACCCAAGCCTTGGAGCGCAATCAAATGAACGGTCTGGACGTGCAATCCTTGCTCGCGAGCGTCAAGCGGACACTGGAACATATCATTACGTCGATAATCTCGCTCGCGCGATCCGTTATGTCACGCGTCAGATCGTGGATTTGATCCCTAAGATCTACGACACGCAACGCATTGCCCGCATCATCAATCTTGATGGCGACACGCAGATGGTCAAAATCGACCCGATGCAAGCCGAAGCCGTCAAGTCGATCCGCGACCAGAACAACATCGAAATCGACAAGATCTACAACCCGTCAGTTGGCCGTTACGATGTCGTTGTTACGACCGGCCCAAGCTACATGACCAAACGCCAAGAGGCTCTCGATGGAATGGCTCAGCTTCTTCAAGGCAATCCGAATCTCTGGAATGTGGCGGGCGATCTCTTCGTCAAGCACATGGATTGGCCTGGTGCGGAAGAACTCTCTCAGCGACTTGCCAAAACAATGGACCCCAAGCTCTTCGAAAACAGCGACAAGTCACCGGCCCTCCAAGCCGCAGAGCAAAAAATCCAAGCCCTCTCGCAAGAACTCGACCAAATGCACGGAATGTTCAACAACGTCGCCAAATCGGTCGAAGTCCAAACGCTCGCCGTCAAAGAGTTCGAAGCTCAAGTCAAAGCCTACGACGCAGAAACCAAGCGTATCAGCGCGGTCCAAGCGTCCATGTCGCCCGAGCAAATCCAAGACATAGTGCTTGGTACCGTACATGGCATGATTACAAGCGGCGACTTGATTGCAG